CAATGGTGGTGATGGTGGTTATAATTATCTAATAAACGGTACTAATGGCTCTGGTGGTGGTGCTGGTGGTGGAGGAGGCGGTACAACCTCTGGTGGTGGTTCTGGGGGTGGAGGTGGTACAGGAATCCTAGGTGAAGGATCATCCGGTACAGGCGGTAGCGGTACAGCAGGTGGTACAGGTGGTTCTGGAGGAGCTACAGGAGGCACTTCATCAGTATCAGCATCAGGTGCTGGTGGTGCTTATGGTGGTGGTGGAGCAACCGGAGAATATCCTAACTATCAACCATATTTAGGTGGTAATGGTGCTGTAGGTGCAGTAAGAATTATATGGGGAGCAGGACGTTCATTCCCGTCAACTAATACCGGAGATGTGTGATGGCTCTCCAAGCAGACGAACACGTAAAACAAGTTGGTGATGCTTTATCAATCATCACTGTTGTAGGTACATTAGCTGAATTACTGCCTGCAATGGCTGCTGTCCTCACCATTGTCTGGACTGCAATCAGGATATGGGAAACAGATACAGTACAAATGATCTTTGGAAGGAAGAAAGATGAAACAAAAACCAAAGAAGATTGAGAAAGTTATGCGTGAGTACAAAGAAGGTACTCTGCATAGTGGTAAAGGCGGTCCTGTAGTTAAGTCACGTAAGCAAGCAGTTGCCATTGCCTTATCAGAGGCTGGTATGACTAAGAAGAAAGGAAAGAAATAATGAAACCATGTCCAGGATGTCCTACACCAGCTAAGTGCAAGAAAGCTGGTAAGTGTATGATGAAAGCCAAAGAAGCAAAGAGAACAAAGTGAAACCAGGACTATACGCTAACATCCAAGCCAAGCGTAAGCGTATTGCCGAAGGCTCTGGTGAAAAGATGAAGAAGCCTGGAAGTAAAGGTGCTCCAACAGCTAAAGATTTCAAGGAGGCAGCTAAAACTGCTAAGAAGAAATGAAAGACTCTAGATTGGCAAGGGCAGGAGTGTCTGGGTACAACAAACCGAAGCGTACACCGGACCATCCTACGAAATCTCACATTGTTGTTGCAAAGGACGGTGATCAAGTAAAGACGATTCGCTTCGGACAACAAGGTGTTAAAGGTTCTCCTGAAGGTTCAGCAAGGAACAAAGCCTTTAAAGCTCGTCATGCAGAAAACATCTCAAAAGGTAAGATGTCAGCGGCTTACTGGGCCAATAAGGTGAAATGGTAATGGCTACCTTTCTTGATTGTGTTAATGGCGTTCTTAGGCGCATCCGTGAGGATGAAGTAGTTGCTGTTATTCAGAGTGACTACTCTAAACTCATTGGTGATATGGTCAATGAAGCTAAGAGAGAAGTTGAAGATGCTTGGAACTGGTCTGTGCTTCGTCAAACGATCACAGTCACTACAGCAGCATCAACAACGAATTATGCTTTGTCTGGTTCTAATCTAAGAACTAAGATTGAAGATGCTTTCATACCCGCTGCACACTGGTATCTACGTCAGCTATCAGCAGCAGAGATGAACATGTACTTAAATGTTCTCAGTGCTCCTACTGGTCGTCCTAGTAGCTATGCTATGGCTACGACAAGCTCTGCTGGTGTATTGTCCGTTGATGTATTCCCTGTTCCAGATGCAGTTTACACACTGAAGTTTGATTGCATTGTACCTCAAGCAGATCTTGTTAATGATACTGATGTTATCTATGTACCATCAGATGTTGTTATCCAAGGTGCTTACCTACGTGCTATCAATGAACGTGGAGAGGATGGTGGTCGTCTATCTGATCAGCAAGCAGATCTTTATCGTAAGACGCTTGCTAACTATATCTCTATTGAAGCTGGTAGAGAGAGTGACTTAGTTCTCTGGGAAGCAGTATAATGGCTGATCAACTTAAACCAGTAACAGTTGTTGCTCCTGGTTTTTTTGGTCTTAACACCCAAGACTCTTCTGTTACACTGCCTAAGGAATATGCTCTTAAGGCAGAGAATGCTGTTATTGATCAGTTTGGTCGTATTGCTTCTAGGCGTGGTTGGGCCAAAGTCAATACTTCTTCTGGTTTCAACAGCACAGAGCCTGCATTGATCAAAGAAGTCATCAAGACTGATGGATCAAAAGAGATTCTTAGTATTGGTGATAACAAGATCTATTCAGGTACAACATCATTAACCTTGAAGTATACTGGTACTACATGGACAGCACAGAACTGGAAAGCAGTAGACTTCAATGGCTTTACTTACTTCTTTCAACGTAATCATGACCCACTAATCTACGTACACAGCACCAATACTTATTCACTGATGTCCGCTTATGGTAGCTACAGTGGTACTGTACCCTTAGCTAATGAAGTATTGAGTGCTTTTGGTCGTCTATGGGTTGCGGACACAAGCACTGATAAACGTACAGTTACGTGGTCAGATTCTCTACAAGGCTTTGCTTGGACAGGTGGTACAGCAGGTTCAGTCAATATTGAGAAAGTATTGACTAACGGCACTGATACCATCACAGCCTTAGCAGCCTTTAACGGCTATCTTATCATCTTCTGTCGTCGGTCTATCATCATATACAATGGTGCTCAGAATGACCCAACAACAAACCTATCATTGGTTGAAGTCATTGATGGTGTTGGTTGTATCAGCAGAGATACAGTACAAGATGTAGGCACTGATATCTTCTTTTTGTCCGATAGCGGTGTTAAGAGTCTAGCTAGGGTTATTCAAGAGAAGTCTAATCCGATCTTTGATATCTCTCGTAATGTCAAGAATGATTTGATCACTGACATTGCTACCAATGGTAATGATGACAACATCAAGTCTGTTTACTCAGATGCTGATGGTTTCTACTTATTAAGTCTTCCTTCAAGAAAGATAATCTATTGCTTTGATGTTAAGTCAAGGCTACAGGATGGTTCCTGTAAAGTCACTACATGGACAATAGCACCGATATCGTTTTGTGCTACCAGTGATCGTAAATTGTACTTTAGCAGAACAGGCTATATAGCTCAATACTCTGGTGCAAGCGACAATGGGGCAGCATATACGTTCTCTTACTATACTTCAAACATTGATGCTCAAGCACCAGGAATATTTAAGATACTTAAGAAGATGACAATGCTTCTTATTGGTGGTAACAACACCACTATCAATATTCGATGGGCTACAGATTACAGTAACAGCTACAAAAGCAGTCAATACACACTACCTACAATAGCTCGTGCTGAGTACAACATTGCTCAGTACAACATTGATGAATACAACACAGGTTACAACACTGGTTTATCTGTTCGTAAAGTAGAAAGACAGATCAGTGGTACTGGTGGTGTATTCCAGATAGGTATTGAAGCTAACATAGCAACAGAAACAATCTCCGTTCAACAATTGGACGTATTTGTGAAAACAGGTAGGGTCATATAATGGCTATTCAGCAGAATACTGGGTTTAGGATGATGGAGGGAGGTTTAGAAGACACTCCTTTAACAATGTCTGAAGACGCTTCAAGAACTGCTTTTGATCAAGTAACTTCAGGTATTAGTAACCTGTATCAGAACATGCTTCAAAGATCCCCTGATGCTGGTGGTTTACAGTATTGGGTTGATCAGGTTAATAGCGGTAAAGCTACCTTGAATGATGTATCTAATGCCTTTAAAGGCAGTACAGAATTCTTAGGTACACAGCTTCGATCATTGAACTCGTTATGGGATGCTGAAGTAGCTAACCAAGAACAGCCTGGAATACAATCCGACATCAAAACTGGTTCTGTAGACTTTGGTGGTAGGAACTGGACAGCCTTCAGAAGTCCTGATGGTGGTGTTCAAATCTCGACACTTAATGCTGATCAGAGTGGTATTGGTAGCGGACAATACAGGGCAGACTTCTTAGATCCTGCTACTGGTGAAGTTACCACAAGAGTGTTGGATCGTAATAAGACAACTGATAGATTAGGTAAAGTACTGATAGGCACAATGGCTGCTTTGATTGCAGCACCACAGCTAGCTGGTTCTTTGTTCGGTACTGAAGCTGCTGCTGGCTTGGGGGCTGACTTAGCTGCTGGTGGTTTGTCCGCAGAATCATTAGCTACACTCAATGCTATTGGTCCTGGTGCTGTAAGTGAGATTATTGCAGGCACTGGTGGTTTACTTGATGCCGGATTAGCTGCTGGAGCTGTTGCATCTGCCTTGCCTACGCTTACTACACCAGTAACATCAACTATTGCAGGAACACTAGCACCGGAAACATTAGCAGCATTAGAAACTGTTGGTCAAACAGCAATACCTGAAATTGTAGGTACTACTGGTGGTTTGTTAGATACTGGTTTAGCTGCTGGAGCTGCCGCAGCAGGGGCTAGTACAACACCATCAGTAACAGTACAAAGTACACCTTTACCTAATCCACAAATACCTATTTCAGGTATTCCTCCTGAAGTTATTGCTGGTGGGCTTAGTGCGGGTACATTAGCTACGCTAGATGGAACAGGTCAAAGTGCTTTACAAGACATCATCAACAATACTAACCCTAATGTAGCAGCACCAACTACTACAGGTGGTTTACCTACGTCTTTGGTTAGTACAGCAGCACAAGTTGCTAAGGGTTTGTTCAGTGGTGATCAAACAAACACTATTGGTCAGTTAATCAATGCTGGTGTTAACTATCAACAAGCTAAGTCTGCTGCTGATGACTTACTTAAGTCTGGACAGATCAGTCAACAACAATACAATGCACTAGCTTCGAACATCCAAGGGCAGTATAACAACCTAGCAACACAGACAGGTCAACAATTAGGTGAGTTTACACCTTATGGTATCACTACCAACTTGTTTGGTCCTTCTGGTCAGAACATTCAGAATGCTGCAATGCAGGCTGCACAGCAGTCCTTCAACCAAGCAGGTCTAACTAATGTTGATCAGTTATCTCAGGATTACTACAACAAGTTAGCTGCATTGTCCGCACCAGAGCAACAACGTCAGCGACTAGCCACTGAAGAACGCTTACGTGCTCAAGGAAGATTGGGTGTAAGTGGTTCTGCTTATGGTGGTACGTCACCAGAGTTGTTGGCTCAGGAACAGGCTATAGCACAGCAGCAACTACAACGTGAGCTACAGTCTAGACAGGCTGCATTAGGTGAACGTGGTACGTTACTGTCTCAAGGAACTGCTGCATTACAACCTGCTGTACAGCTTGGAACCACAGCACAGCAAGCAGCACAACAACAGTTTGCTTCTAACCTTGCTAGACAGAATCTCTTAACTAACTTGCAGACACAAGGTATTCAATCTGCTGGTGTACTACAGCGTCAAGGTCTACAAGACTTGTTAGCAAGACAACTACAAGCTACAGCAGCTAGGTCTGGTGCTAACCAACAACTAACACAAGGTCTGTTAGGTGGTGCTGGTGGCTCTAATGCCTTAGGTGGTGTTGTTAACAGTGCTTTAGGTAATCTGTTTAATCCTAATGCAGCGGGTAACGTAAACTCTTTAGGTTTTGGTACTGGCTTGGGATACGGTAATCAAGACATTGGTCTGTTTATCTAAGGAAATATAATGGCACAACAACAGATGAGTTTGTTTGGTCCTAGCCTAGCACAGACACAGGCTGGTATCGCTCAAGAAGATGAGGCAATCACAGCTAAGTTAGCACAGCTTAGTCCTGAGCAACAACTAACAAGGGTAGCTCTACAGGGTGGTAGACAAGCTGGTAAAGCTTTAGGTGGTTTGTTCGGTATCGAAGATCCTCGGTTGAAGGAAGCAGCACAGCAAGAAGCTATCTTCAAAGAACTGAAGGATAGTGGTGTTGACTTCACTGACTCTGAACAACTATACCCTGCATTGATTAATGCTTATCAGTCCAGAGGTATGATTGACAAAGCTATCGTAGCAGCAGCTAAGTATGAAGATGTTAAAGCTACATCGCTTAAGACTCAAGCAGAGCTTGGATTGAAAGGTGCACAGGCTGAGAAGGCTAGAGCAGAGGCTGCAAAGGCCCAAAGAGAGAAACTAGATACACCGTTTGGTAAGATTGATCCAGATAAGTTTACACCAGAAAGCTTAGACAAGTTTAGAGAATCAGGTAACTATAAAGATTTAGTGTCTAAACCAGGATATTCTGACCAATACTTAATCTCTGGTGCTGACGGTAAACAAATATTGGTTCAAAAAAATCTAACTACGAATAAACTTGAGGCTGTAGATAAAGCTAATCAAATTAATGTTAGTGCTACTGCATCAGCAGCTCAAGAAAAAGACATCAACAAAACAAAAGTAGCTAGACTAAATGAGTTTGAGAATGCTGCTGTTAATGCTGATTCAGTAATTAACAATGTTAATGCAATCAGTTCAGTATTAGGGAATGCTTTCACTGGTGTTGGTAGCGGTGTTGCTCTTAAAGCAGGGCAGGTTGCTAATGCTCTTGGTGTAACAGTTACAGGAACAACAGAATCAGAGCAGTTGAACCAGTTGTTAGCTAAACTGGCTCAAGGACAGGCACGAACACTTCCTGGTTCTTTGTCTGAAAAGGAATTAATGTTCTTAAGAGAAGCTATTGGCACTGGTGGTATGACTAGGCAAACACTACAGGCTATGCTTGGTCGTATGCGTGAAGATGCTATTGCTGAT